GTAAGGTGGAAGGAATTCATGGCTTTCTTAAAGCCTCCTCCATGCCTTGATCTAGAAACTGCCGTCCCGTAAGGAACAGCGGAGTCTCGGATCTAGCATTCTCGCGGATCTATCTAATAGACTTGATCTTTGTAATGCTTCCGAATTGCGGGTAATCCTATGATTTGATTACCTGATGGTTTCCTATATGGAAAAACATGTTGAAGATAAGCGTTAAGTCGTAATGGTGTTAACCACTAACTTGATCTTAGGTTGACTTATCTAGATTTAGAATATATTTCTATCTTTAAGAAGAACTAGACCTAACTCTCTTAGTTAGATAGCTAAGCCCCTTGATTAAGAAGAACAACGAACAAAATGAAATATGAAAAAATTTTCCACATTTCAAACTTTATTCGAAGCTCTTCGACCTCTCGGGACTGCTAAATCTAAGATGTTTCCAATTTCACAATTGTGAAAAGGGATTTCTCCTTTTGTATATAAGTTGATACTTTTATGCTTTGGTAGACCATCCCTGGCCCTGGCAAGATCAAAGAATTTATACTCTCTAATATCATTCCTTAATAAACTTAATAAACATCATGGAAGTTCTATGTCAGTAAAATGACTTAAAGCTTGTTATGTTTGTTTACAACGTTATTTAGGGGATGATACCATTTTATCTCTTAGATCAATTGATCCAAACTTACCTCTTCCTAGATTAATTAATGGTTTACCATTTATTATTCCAAAAGGAGATAGGGTTCAAATCAAGAGATCTAATCCAAAGGTTATCCAATTTTGACTATCTGCCTTTTCTATATATAGAGTGACCGAGTGTGAATCTAATTCTAAATTAAATTCAATAACGGATCCATATACGGGAAGTATTGAATATATTGTTAATTTAAAAGAATTTATTTCTAAATCTCCGTTCTCGAATTTCTTTAAACCTGTTAAGGGTTATAAGAATTGAGAGGAAGAAATAAATTTATATCCTTCTAAATTAACATTCTTCAAGACTTCGTCTCCCTCCAATAATATATCATGACATGGTATGATTACTGATCTTATTTTACTCCGCCGAACTTCGGTATGTTATCACTTGGATACTTACCTTAATTTGGTTGGGAATAAATATATGAACAAAATCTTTTCCGATGTTATGACGTTGGGGGATAGATGCTACTCTGAACTGTTAAAAGTCGAGAACTTAAAGGATCATAAGGGTTTAAACCCTGAAAAATGAGTCCCTTGTTCCAAGAAAGGAAATTATTCCGGTCTTGTTGGACAATTAATGTTCAAAGTAGAACCGGCAGGTAAATTACGTATTTTTGCTATGGTAGATTTTTGAACTCAAAATGTGCTCCAACCACTCCATCGGGAATTATTTAAATTACTTAAATTATTACCTAATGATGGAACGTTTGATCAGGATGCTTCCGTTAAAAGAAGTATTCGAAAGTCATCCGAAAGTTGTTGTGCATATTCTTTTGATTTGAGTTCCGCCAC